TCAACAGACTCAAATACAAAGCTCTTACCTTTAGGTTGAGATGTATCTAACTTAAGATACATTCCATCATAAGCACTTAAATTAGTGGCAATACCAACAATATCATCAAGGTATTGAAGTTTGGTTTCTCCACCACCACCAAATGATGCTAATTGCTGTTGAACTCTATTAACAAATAATCTGTAATGTTCTTGTAATTGATCAAGGGTTACAAAATTCTGATTTAATGGAGTTAATGGATCTTCATTATCAACTTCTGGTGGTTCTGCTAATAAATTTTCCTGTAGATTTTGTTTCTGTGCTTCTTTTAATTCCTCTACAATATTACGCAGTTCATTTATATCTAAACCAGTATCAGTAAACTTTGTTTTTAATTTGGAAAGATCTTTTTTTACATCTTTAATATCACTATCATAATATTTTACTTCTGGGAGATTTGTAATTTTCTCTTGCAATTCATCAAAATACTCTTTAAGAGAGGTGGTAATAACATTTTGTGATTCAATATTTTTAGTATTAAAATCCTTTACCTTATTATCAATATTCTCCTTTAGAAGATTATACTGTCCTAGTATTTGTTTCTTTAATTTCCTATCATCATCCTTTAGATGAAGTCTATATTCATGTATTTTGTCAGATGATTTTTTTAATTCTTCATATATTTTCTCACTAATTTCTTTTAAATTTGTTTTAACGGTATCAACATCAACTCTAGTCTCAAAATCTTTTACTTCAATACTTTCTGATATCTGTTGGATATCATAACTAAACTTATCTCTAAGAGAATTTAATTCATCATCATAATACTTAACTTCAGGTAGACTATCAATCTTTTTATCAAGTTCATTTACCTGTTCATCATAATATTTTACCTCTGGTAAATCAGATATTGATTGTTTAACCTGATCTATTTCTTCATCATAATACTTTACTTCAGGAACTACTGGTATCTCAGATCGTAACTCTTCAATAGTTTCTGATATTTTTTCAAGGTCATCATCATAATATTTTATTTCTGGGATATCTGGTATATTATCTCTTACCTCATTAACAAGACCAACTAATTCATTCCACTCAGGTCTTTTAATAATATCAATAAATTCATAATCTCTAAATTGCATTTCAGGACTATATTCCTGAACAGAAATTCCACCAGTAGTTTCGATATCTTCTTCTTCTACTACTTCTTCTTCCTCAATATAATCCTCAATAGTTGGTAAATTCTCATCAACTATCTTATCTTCTAATGAAGGTAAATTTGGTTTTTCGTATATTACTTTCTCTTCTAAATCTACGACATACTCTTCAACAGAAGGTAATTCTTCTACAACTTTCTCTTCTGTTATAAATTCATCGACTGATGGCAATTCTACGGTATTCTCCGTAAAATCATCCAACGACGGCAATTCGTCTTTCGGCATTTTATGAGTATGTTAATACTTCAGGATTTCTCTCCTCTTTTTATTTATTCTGTTCCTTCACTCCATTTTTTAATAACTTAGCTAGTTCTGCTGTGGAACCAACAAAGAGTGCATTATTAACTGTATTTGGTCCTTTTTGAGGACTATCTTCCTCAACATCTTTTAGTTTCTTCTGAAGATCCATTAACTTATCAGTTGCATCAGAAACACTCTTAATCAACTGTCCTGCGACCTCATATGCCCTTGGCATCTCACTATCCTGTGCAAGTTCAAGAATACCATTAATTGCTTCCTGACCCTTTTCTATGATGCTATAAAGATTACCACGAGTATACTCATAGTCTTTAGTTATATCATCTTTAGTGAATCTATCTGGTCTGTTTATACCAACATTACTAACATTAGTAAGTTGGTCTTTTCTAGTAGTGCAACCTCCTTCTGGAGTATCACTTACTTCAGAAGGTGTTATATTAAAAGCATCATCTAAGTTATTTTTCACTTTAATCTCCAGTTAATGATCCACTAAATCCAAAGTCATCACCGTCCTCTACCAATGCATTATCAGCAGATGTAATAGACTTAACATCTGTTCCTCGAACATGTGGAACCTTAGTAGTCTTATCTTGACCTCTCTTAACAGTCAACTTATTACCATCAACTGCTTTAACATATAATTCTTCTCCACCCACATCAATATAAACACTTGTTGATCCAGAAGATGCTGTAACAGAAGCACCATCCTCAACTTCAAATGTAGTTTGAGTAGCAGTGATATCTTGTGCCAAGTTAGTAAGAACAGTTCCATCATAGTTCTGAATTGCTCTAGGAACAACAGAGTATGTAAGATTGCGTTGTGCATTGGATGTATCTGTCCCAGTAAGATAGTTGACTGTAGACTTGGTAATAATATCCTTGGAAGCATCAGAAACAGGACCAAAGAGGTAGGTCTTAGCAGTAAATCTTAAAGTATAAAGAAGAACTCTTCTAGACTCAAAATCTCCTTCATAATCATCCTGCATAGTAATATTTTCTAAAACAATAGGAATATCTCTTTTCTCATTAATACTACCTACTAAATTTACCGTTAAATTATATGATGGTTGAAAATATGGTAATATTTGTTCTACTATTTGTAAGGCATCATCATTCAATTTAGTCATAACAGCAAGTTCAAATTGCATGTTATAAGGAACAGGCATATATGCCTTTTTCTCATCTGGAGTATCTGAATCTGGATTTTGAATTATAATTTTCTGAGTTGTAGTTACCTTTCTAGAAGGATCATATGTTAAACCAGTAAACTCAAAAGACATCCTTGGTAATGATAAGGATGTTGCTTTATTAAGATCTGGTGACTGAGTTAATCTTGCCAAAAACTTTTGAGTAGGTCCATATGCAAGAGGAACTCTAATTATACTAGCGTCAGTATCTCCACCACTTTGTTTAATGGATATACTATTAAACAGAGTTCCAAAACCAATAATGGTTCTTCTCAAGATTTCGTTATAAAAATATTCAAACATTGTTATAGTCCTAGTATCTTATATTTAGGGAATACCGAATGGGTTCTGTTCACTGAAGTCTAAAATATCATCTGCAGCAGATTCTATATTGACATTATCAGCAAATCCATCATCTGGGGGATCTTCACTAACAACTCTTAAAGAGTGAACAGCACCAGAACTTCCACCAGTTATATTTTCTCCAATACTAAACATTCCAGAGACATTTGCCACCTCTAAAATATTTGTAGTTGCATTCCAAGTTCTTACTCTACCTTTCACACCAGTTATAGATCCTGTTACAATTTCATTAAACTTGAAGTTACCACTATTGTCAAGTGAAGGATCACCAATAGTAATAGTTGGAGTGGAAGTATATCCAGCACCAGCATTAACAATATGAAGATGACTGATAGTTCCAGCAGCACTTACAACAGCTTCAACAGTAGCAGTGGTTCCTACTCCTACATTAGGTGCAGAGACCGTTACAGTAGGTGCTGTAGTGTATCCAGAACCCCCTGAAGTGATAGTAACTATACCTATGGTATTATCACCTATAAATGCTGTTCCTGCTGCTCCAGACCCTCCAGAACCACTTATTTGGATTGTTGGTGCTAAAGTATATCCAGCACCTGGATTTGTAATTACAACCTGTTGAACAGATTTTAAATTATTACTTATATTTAAATTACATACGTTAATTCCACTGATCATAGTAGCAGTGAGAATACCAGTTACTCCTCCTGAAGGAGCAGAACTTACTCCAATAGTTGGAATAGCACTATAACCACCACCTCTATTGCTTATGTTAATAAGTCTAATAGCACCATCTGTAGTATAACCAACTACAGCACTAGCAGTTGCACCAGTGCCAACTAAAGTTAGTGTTTGAGAAGATCCAAGTAATGTTGATAGACCATCTTCAGAAGTTCCATCTGCATTATCACCGATTAATGTATCATCAATCTCAGAAACTCCAGTATCAATAACCTCATCCTCGTAACGGAAGAGTTCACACTTAAGAGTATAAACGTAATTCTTTTTTAACTGATAGAATGGTTTTTCATGCTCAACATATTTGATTTCAAATAAACGATCACCTAGTGGAAAATAAACTAAATCACCCTCTTTAGGTCGGGTAGTTAACTTTACATTAGATTCGTTTTTAAGCAATGGTTGGATATATGTTTCCCATCTTTCTCTAGAAATAACAAGAGTTACTTCATTAGTTTGCTCAATACCAAACTTTGAAAGTAAAGTTGGATTGTCTGCATATCCATCAAAATTATCTACATATGCTTCAAGTGGATAAGAATCATCAAATACTGATTGAACCACTTCCCTCAATATAGTCTTCTCATTCATATATTTACGAGGAAGATAATGTATCTCAACACCATACATCCTCAACTGTTCGTTGATTAAATCTTGAACTAGATTCTGTTCCGAATTAGATCCTTGTTGGAAAAATGGATTGAGCATAATCTATCCTATCATATCCAACGGTGGAAGTTCATAAGTGTTGGACATTTGTTCTCTAATAATTTCCAAATCTTTTTCTGCGTCATCATATATTTGTCTTCCATTCATTTCAATTCCACCAGGTAATTTAACACCTTGGAACTTTAATAAATTTTGCCCCCACTGTTTCTTTATGAGAGCAGTAGCATATCTCTTCAAGAATGAATCATTCCACACTCTAGTATAATCATTTGGATTCATAAGTCTAAAACATTCAAGAACAATAAATTCATCAACTTCACATGCTGACCAATCAATATCAAGATACAATCTATCTTGTCTCTGATTAAACCTAATCTGTTTACGTGTGGTTAATAGATAATCAATATCAGACAAATATGTCTGTGTCATTGCATAACTTAAAAGTCCATTATATCCAAGATTAAAAGCAATATCATTTAAGAATAATTGATATTTAATACTAAACATATTATTTGATATTGCATTACTTCCACCAAAACGGAATATTTTTTCTACACCAATAACAGATGATGGAACTGGTATATAATTACTATTTTCATACCACTCAAAGTCTGATTCTGTTCCTGCAATATCTGCTGTTACAGTTTCTGTTGTTATTCCTGTTCTTTTCTTTCCTGTTAAAACAGATGCTCTTCCCCTATCAATATCAGCTTGAGTTATTTGATACTTAAGATATGTTCTAACTACACCATCAAAATGCCTTTCATGGAAATATTGAATAGCATCGTCAATCCTATCTTCGCATTGTTCGTCAGCGACATTAATCTCCAGCACTGGAGCACCTAATTGCCTTAAGCAATACTGTTTAAATTCGGATCTACTTCCTGGTTGTGCCATTTATACTCTACCTCTATTATATTTAGGGTGCGGAAGCAATTCCAGCATGAACTAATATATTTCCATTTACTATATTGTAAATTGTTGCTCCAGAACTTACTAGAACATTGTATTCATATCTACCTTCAGATAGATCTCTTGTAGCAGTGGATCCCATTGATATATCAAATATTCCACCACCAGCACTACTAAACCCTACGGTAAAGGTTCCTGAAGGTGTTGTAGTTGCACCAATTCCTGCACTTTTCTGCATTTGAGAAGATCCAGTCCAGACCGAAGTTGTTGTCAGTCCTTGGAAATCAAAAGCAACATCAGAAGTATCAACTACATTAAAAGTAGCCTTAAAATCTGCACCAGTATAAAGTGCTAAATTAGCAGCATATGGAACTCCTGCATTTGGATCAAATGTCAGATTTTTACTTGCCATTGACTAATTCCTTTAGTAGAGATTTGATTTCACCAATTTCACCTTTTAAACTAGCAAGATCGTTTTCCATAGATTCGACTCTTTCGTTTCTTGATAATTTTGCTTTTCTAGCAGAAGTATAATGAGTATAATCTAGAGAATTTACATTAACTATGGTATTTGTGGCAGGATCTCTTGCAAGATCAGCATGTCCTTCAATGTTGTAATGTTCCATACTATGCTAGTGCCATTACTCTCAAATCTTTAATTCTAGGGACATATACCTGACTATTTCCTGTCAATAGAAGTTTAATTCTATAGTATCTAAATGCAGGTAAATTGTCAGCAGTGAAAGTATAATCACTGAAGTTTGCTGTCTCTATGAAACTATACTGATTGATTTTAGGAACAAACTTATCAGACTGACCATCACTATCTTGAGCATTAATTACTTCACCTCTATTGTTTAGATTATTAAATCCAGGGAAAGGTGTGAAAATTGGTTCAAATGATTGTTTATCACCAATAGCATAGAATGCTCTGACGTTTGCATCAGTATGAATATGTGCAGCTAATACGACCTTAATAGAAGTAGCTGGATTTTCCAATCTTATTTCCTTACTTAGATACTGACAAGCAGTAGGATCTTCAAGAAGAGTTTTTACTCTTCTATCTGTTGCATAATCACTAATAACATTATCAACTCTATTAGATACGAGAATTGTGCTAACTCTTTGAGCATCTAATACAGGAGTTAACTTAGTATTAGTAGTGTTTAAACTTACTCTTATTTGTAATGACTTATTACCCTCAATATTATCTAATCTTTCATCCTCATTAACTTTTGAGTAAATTGCTCTAGAACTAGTAAGGTAGTTTGTTTCACCGATAGTGATAGATTCAAACCCTTGATCAATATAAGGTATTTCATTATTACCCATACCAGAAGCAGAAGTGGTTCTTATTTCAGCACCAATTGTAGTTCCAGTAACTGTCATATTATGAATAATTGGGTTAATTGCTTCAAAGGACATATTCTGAGTAGCTTTGATATCATAACCACCACAAGATTTGGTTTGATTAAAGTAAAGTTTGGGGAATCCAACATCAGTGCTTCTATCAGTAGCATCAAATTGATTTCCATTAATAGATTTACTTGTTTGATCTATCTTAACATTATAAAAATCAAACCCTATTGATCCAGAGGATGCTGTAGATGTTGAAGTAGATAATCCATGAGTTTTATTAATTCTTGCAAGAGAAACCCCACCAAGTTCATATTTATGGACAGGTGTTCCAACTAAGTAGTCAACCTGATCATCTCCTCTTGTATCAATGGTAATTACATTACCAGTAACATTATTATATTTAATAACCTCATTTCCAATTTTAACCAATCCTTGATTAGTTGTTCCAACTCCAACATTTTCAAAAGTTGTAAAGGAACTTGCATCATCTACACTAAAGGAAGCTTCATTACCAACATTTAATGCAAGACTTAATTTTGTTGGTTTAATATCAGACTGAACATCCTTTATTACCACCAAATTTTCAGTAGAATACATTCCATGATTTTTATGATTGACTTTAAAATGCAATCCATCTGATTCTACATCAATTGAACTTAGGGTAACGTTACCACCATGACTGAAGTTTAACTCTGTTGTAACACCAGCACTATTAGTATACCTCATCGTCTTACCAGCACCAGTAGCAAAGTTACCTTGGACATTATCCAAGATAAGTTCGTTTGTCATTCCAATACCAGTAATACTAAATCTACCATCTCTACCAACAGTTCCACTACCACCAGTAGAAAGACCGATAGTTGTAATACCAACAACATCACCTACCTGATAACCACTTCCACCAGAAGTAATTGTGCAAGCACCAACAACTCCATTTTCAATATAAACATTACCAACTGCACCTCTTCCTTCACCAGTAACAGTTACTAAATTAACATTACTAAATGTAGAATTACCATCTAAAGGTGTATATCCAATACCAACATTGGCAATAGAAAGTGTTCCTGTAGCAGAACCACCAGCACCTACTAGATTACCTGTTGCATTCGTTCCATCTTGACTAAAGGTATTTCCTTCAACATAACTATCACCAACTGTGGTTCCCAATCCAACTCTTACTCTCCTAGAACCAATTACTATAGAATTGGATTGAAGTGTTGGCATTTGATTATTTCCTTCACCCAATTCAGGACTATAGAATTCTACACTTCCTGAAGTTTCAAATTCTGCCCTATAGATAGTAAATTTGAGATCTTCCCATTGACTTGGTTCCCATGTAGAAGCATTTTGCGACTTAAATAGAGATCCCAAATAAGGTTGGTTAGAAATATAAGTATCAGTTAAGAGATCAGTCTCACCAATTCTAGAAATATAAACACTATATTTTGTTGAGTTTGATGCTAATGCTATAGCATATTCAGTATTACCACCTTCCAAATAAATTGGAGCTTTAAATGTAACAGTAGTTGCTACAGATCCATCTGCTGAAGTAGTAACATCTTCTGGTTGTAGAATAATCTCTGAGAATGGGAGAATATGTTGAGTTGGGAATCCATTCTTCATGGATCTTATTTGGAATACACAAGGAACATCAGCATCATCTTTTGTTCTAAAGAAAATATCACATTTTGTTATAAAGACTCCACCATCATCTTCAACTAAGAATGATTGAGCTAGAGGGTCATACCATCCAGTAATTCTTTCTGATGTTGATCGGTCAAGAACATCTTCTCCAACAACAGTTGTTCCAAGACTTTCTTCTACATTTCTTTCTTGGAATTCTTGTCTTTGTTCAACTCTGGCATTTCTAATAGAAAGAATATTTTCCTGAACAGTTTCTAAAGTTCCAGCAGCAGTAAAGGTTTCATCAGTAAGTGTAGATGCTTTATCTGCATCATTTTCTGCATCATTTGTTAAAGTAAATACTTTTGTTCCAGTTTCAAATCTTGGGAAGTTAATGTTATTTGGATTTGGAATAAAGAATGATCCAGCACAGAATGCAGAAACATCAGAAATTAATTTTACACCAGTAACAGTTGCTCTTGCTCCACTAGTATGTCCATGAATAACCATTCCTTGCTCAATATAACCATGATAACTACCTTCTACCTCATTAGATAGTGAGAAAGTATCTACATTTAATAAATTAGAAGTGCTTGAATAGGATGATGATAGAGTTTGATTAGTGTATGGATTATCACGGAAAGTTTTTGTAGGAACATTATATGGTCCTTCTTTGTGATTTGATTGAGCAACCCTAAATCTAATTTGAGGAACATTATCTCTAGTTCTTCCACCCAACCCAGTATTGGTAACTGTTCCATGACATTGTTCTCCAACTTGGAATGTTCCAGAAGTCATTGATATTTCAATCAATTTAGGAACACAATACTTAGTTACATTTTGACCATCAAAGAAAGCAAATAATTGTGTTAATGGTTTAACTTTCTTAGCAACAAATTCAACATTTCTAGATCTCATAAATGGAACAAGATCTCTACTAACAACTCTATCTCCTACAGACTGTTCATCAAATGTTTCAGTAACAACAGTTTGAGTTCCTGTTCTTGCTGCAGTTCCAGATCTAGTTGTTTCTCTTTGCCATTCTCTTATAGTTACAGTTTCAGTTTGTTGAACCCATGCAGCAGGGTTGTTGCCCCAATCACCATTAATCCAACCACCTCTACCAAAAGTATTCTCAGTGGTTTCTACTCTAGTTCCAGCTTCAAAATCACGAGTCTCAATTCCTGTCCAAGTGGTTTCCCATGAATTCCAAAGAACAGGGCCTAAACCAGTTTGAGGATCAACACCTTCATTTCTTACCAAATTATCCATCGTGGCAGCATAATTACCTTCAGTTTGAATAATTTTAGCTTCTAATCTTGCAGTATCTACCCAAGTATCAGATGCAGGAGTTAACTCCATAGTTCCTTGCCAGAAACTAATCAAGAAAGGAGTAACACTTTCTGATCGAGTAGCAAAGTTTTGCTTAAGCCATTCAACTTCACCATAATCTAATGTTATACAATCAGATGATTTTCTTACGTTAACTCCTTCAAGTGTAGCAAATTGTAGATCATCAGCAGCATCAACACCTACAACAGGACCAGGCATACAATCAACTGCATTAGTATAATGTCTTGGACGTAATTCCTTTCTTTTTCTATCTATTGAATTGTTAATAATTACATTTTCTTCTTGAGTTTGGAAAGATGTAAAATTATCAACAAAAAATCCAGACTTAAATCTATTCAATCCATCATTATCTGGAACAAATAAATTAGCTGTATTAGTTTCTAATAATGAAAGAGTTGTATAATACTCAAGATTTTTAATTCTAGTATCAAGTTTCTTAATATCAGACATCGTATATCTACGATGATCTAAGAATCTTAATGTAGCATCTTTGGGATTGTAAAGATATGGAGGAAGACCAACACTTGCTATTTCTATTGCATCATCAACAGGAACTGGTTTCTTAGGATCTTCAGATGGTTCACCAAATTTTATTTGGAAATTTCCCGTTTTACTTAAGAAAATTCTATCAATTCTAGGAAGGAAGAATGAATAATCTATAACTATAGATTCATCTGATGCCAAAATATTTGGAACAGAATCTCCAGATCCAGTAAATGATCTTCCAAGGAATTCTAATGGAGATCTATCACCTTCTGAAACTGAGGTAATAGCAGAAACTCTTGGTCGTATATCAATTATATCTGTAGCACTATTATTAGCAATTCTTATAATATCAAATCCATATGTAAATTGATCATAAGAATTAACTGTAACAATATCTCCAGTATCATTAGAATCAAAAGATCCACTTTGATAATAAATTTTTAGTTTTCTCTTGGGAGTATCGGCATCTGCCTTTCTCTTAATTGTTCCATAATCATAAAAAGTTACTTCACCACCATCAAAGAAATTATAATTTGGTGATATATCAAAACTAATTGCATCTAAGGTAGATACAACTGCTTGTGCTGAAGACTCTTGGAAAGTTACAGTTTCACCTTCTTTAAATTCAAGATTATTTTTATAAACAAAACTGATTTGATTATTAGTTAATTTTTCTGCTACAATTGCTACAGCTTCACTATCTTGACCAACCATATGCTCACCAATAATCAATTCATTAGTGGTAGTAGATTGTGTAACTATAGAAGAAAGAGTTACTTTTGGTGCTGATGGATTACTTGTATCCGCTGATTCAAAAACACCATGAATTTGTATAAGATCAGGAACATTAACTGATATGACATCATCTTGAACTCTTGTTCCATATGGATAATTTCCATATGTTAATCCATCATTTAATGTTGTTGCTCCAATTCCAGATCCTTGATCTCTTGAATAGTTAATAACAATAGATTTAACTTTATTGTTTATTTTCTGTTTAGCTAGTGGTTTTGACTTTTTAATAGTAGCAATAAGAGTTGCACCATTATTAGATTGTGATGGAGTTGATAAACCACGAATTTGACATGTATTACCAGTTCCAAAATCAAACTGATCAGCAGTTAAATCATAAGTAGTTCCATCAGCACCAATTAATGAATATCTTTTAGGTGTAAATGGTTGGAAAGTTTCATTAGAACCTACAGTTGGTAATGGAGTATTTAATTGACCATTGCTAATAGATACAGAAAATGTTTTTCTTATAACAATACTAGCAGAAGTTAAATCAACATTTGAAATATTTTTCTTTGGAAGAGGAGTAAATAAAGTATTATCAGATGAAGGATCCAATAAAGTTGTCATTACTCGTAAATCACTTACACTCTTAACAGATGTTTTTGGAAGTGTACCATCAACTATTCCTGTTACAGTAGTAACTCCAGTAACATAAACATGAGAAGATCCAACACTTACCACTCTTGCCGTAATTGGATCTTCTGAAAATTCCAAATCGGTATATTGGATTAAATTACCAACAGTTGTAATTCCTGGGAAGTTTGGATTAGCACTCTTAATAATTGATTGATTATTTGAATGAGTAACCATACCAACTGTTGCTACTCCTACAGGGAATAACACTGAAGGAACTACATTAGCATTAAACGTATTAATACCAACCAAACCATCGTCAGTTCCATATACTGATTTTACATCAGATACAGAATACTGAGTAATACCTACAGCAATTCTTCCATTATTAACACCATTGATTATAAGTTGCTCATTTTTAATAAAGTTACCAGTTTTTTCATAAACAGTTAATCCCAATCCAGCAGTAACTGATCCCTGTAGGAATGCTTTTGCACCACTTCTCTTTCCTTCAATAATAGCAGGAACTGACTGTGTTATTGGATTATTTAATTTTAATTCAGTAAATGTTTGTACATCAAATAAAGCAAGTTCCCATTCATCTAAATTTGAATTATTTGAACTGTAATTCTGTGATTCTAATCTAAAATCATAAACTCTAGCATATCCAATCTCATTTCCTGCAGCATTTTCTTGATTAGATCCTTGTCTTTCATTTCTAAGACTTAGAACATATGTACTACCAATACCTACAGTAGGAGTTCTATAAACACTATTCAGTTTATAAGTTGGACCAGTATTATAAATTATTGACTGATTCTCTATTAGTTTTGTATCTCTTGTTTTAGGACAATCAATAAATGTTGGATTTAATGTTTCAATTTCATATCCTTTTACATATGCCTTTCCTGGAGAGATTTTATATACAGCTAAGTCTGAGGAAGGAGTTCCTCCATTAGGTGTAAATTGTCCAGCTTGAAAAATACCTCTATTTCCAATATTATCGTTTAAAGAATTAAAAACAGTAATATCAAATGGTTTTATATCATAATTACCACTTTCATCAAAAGTTCTTCTTGCTAATGTATCTGTTAAATCTAATGAACCTGAACCTCCACCACCAGCTATTATTAATCCATTACCACTACCTGATGAAGCACTTCTAGCAGTTCTTAAAACACCATCATTGACAGTTCCTAGTTCCACAAAACTAGTATCATCAAAATCATCTACAGATTTTTTGAAAAGACTTAATGAAATTTTTAATCTATCAGCACCTGGTGCAGCATAATTATTATATCCCTGAGAATTGTCATTCAAACTCTCATCAATATCAGCATTAATTATTTCTTCATTAACAAACAAACCAATTCTATAGCTAGGTACTGTTCCATATTGATCAAGAATAAGAGTCTCTTGTTGAACTCCTACAAATTGACCATGAACAAAATACACACCTTCCTGAATTTGGAAAGAAGATCCTGTTATAGCAGCACTATTACTTATAGTGACACCAAAAGGAGCACCTGGAGCAATAGTTGTATTACCTAATAATCCAGATGAAATAGTAGTATTACAAGTTAATTCTTCTCCATCAAAAAATTCTTGACTAGAATTATTAGTTGTACTTGAATTTAAATAATTAATATAAACAGTAAGTTGACCACGTTCAGACTCTTCAGGTAATATAAGATTATCAACAATAGCACTAACTCCAGATCTTTGTCCTGTAATTTTTGTACCAATCAGTTGATCAGCATATGCAGATACAGGAACACCCTGGTAATTATTTTGTATTTGAATACCATAATAAATTTGATTATATCCAGTATTTCCAGGAATTACTTTAGCACCTTCTTTAAAAAAGTGCTGACCAAACTTTTCAATTTGGTTTTGTAGTATAGATTGAAGAGTCGTTAATTCTCTTGCCTGAACAGGAAACCCTGGTTTAAATAAGACACGATAAAAATCATCTGATGAATCATAATCATCAAAATATGGTGCTACATTTAAATTTGTCTGCTGTGGCATGATTTCTTAGAACTGCAATACTATTTTAATATCTTCTTTTTGGTTAACAGACCTAGTTATAGCTGGTCTATTATCAACAAAAATAATGTTACCACTATGTTTCTTAACTTCTGGATTGGAAATACCGTCCGTGAAAGTTTGACCAAGATAATATGTGATATTATTTATTACAGTAGATATACCTGTAAATCCATTATCAATTTGTAATGTAGACCCAGTTGTAGGAACAATTTCCAAATTACCACCAGTTCCAGGAGAACCAGTAAATCCATTTAAATTGTATCCATAAGTTGGATTTGTTTGTGCAGTTCCAACAGTATTAAATCCAGCAAGAGTTCTATCCTGCCAAAACTTTAATACTCCTGTTTTTTCATCATAGTTAATAACTCTTCCTTGAGCTGTTGATCCAGCAGAAATTGTTTGTGTAAAATAACTATCTGCAGCAAATGTAGCAGAACTGTAACCAGAACCAGCTAACCTTAAAGCATTTGTAGCACTTGCTTTATCTGCTGTTAATAAAGCAGTAGAATCAAATTTTTGAGGATTCTCTACTAATCCAACTCTTGCGATTTGGTTACCAGTAACAAAATCTGGGTTTTCATTATCATTTTCAATTCTAGAATATATGAGAACATTCATTGCTCCCAATTCTCTATAAATGTCTGCACCATGACCACCTTGAGGTGGAATAATAACATCAAAGGTAGGAATAGTTGTCCCTGTTGGAACACCTCCATCATCTAAAGCTACACTACCATAAGTGTATCCAGAACCTTGCTTAGAAATTACTATAGTATCAACCTGTTGGTCGTTAGTTGTAGTAATTGTACATTCTGCCCCAGATCCATCTCCTTTAATAGGCACTTTTGTATATTCAGTACCTCCAGAAGGTCCTATGGTTTCACCACGATTTGTAATAGTAATTATCTTAATAGATCCATCTACAGCATTATCTCTGACTGCTGCATCATCCACATTTGTTTCCCAGTCCAAAGGAACGGGCATAAAATCAGTAGAATCAAATTTAATAATATCAGCAGGTTTAATTGTATAAAGATACTTCCAAATATAATTATCACCACTACTTCCAGCAGATCTTGGTTCCAAATCAGTGAAAGTTGGTTCATCTAGTGAAGGTCTTCCATTAGGGTTATCTGGATCAGTTCCATTCTGAAGACAAATATAAACCCTATAATCAGCATTTATAACATAAAAAGTTGAGTTATATAAATTTGTTGCACCAGATACTGGAGCAGTATTAGATCTACTATAATCTCCTCTATACATGTCATAGGTAGTACCTGATGACCAAACTCTTTTAGTAACAACCTGCCTACAATCACCTGCACTAACCTTTTTCAGTGCAACCATATTATCCCAATAATCATTCTCCTCAGTGAAATTATCTTTTGGAGAAGGGGGATCAGTATTCCAATCAGTTTGAATATCGGTAGGGTTTGGCAACCCAATGAAAGAATAATAAGCGTTGGTAGTAGAAGTAACTCCCGCGACAAAATTCTTTGCATTCAACAATCTAATCTGATCAGTTATAATTGCAGCCATTGGACAGAGATTTTTTCTTTATTTATTAAGGATTAACTTGGGGGTGTATAATACTGCTTATGTTTAAGAGATCTAGATCTTCTTACAACAGGAGAAGTAGTTATTCCTCCCACACCACCTAATGTATAAGCATCATAAGCATTACTTTCAGATCTTGAAGGAAGCATAATCTTACCCCAACTATATGATCCAAAGTAATTTCCAGTCTGGATTCCAACTCCACTGAAACTAGGCCATTGACCAGTCCATGTAAAGTTATCACCAATCTTGACGAATACTCTATTCATATGAGTGGTTCCTATTCCCACTCCATCAGAAGCAATTCCAGTTGGAGATTGCACTATCTCAAATGTATTTACTTCATAAACATTATTTACAAAGTCAGTTCCAATTCCGATAGTAGCACCATCTGCAGCCAAAGCACGAATTGATGTAGATGCAGATCCAACGTTAGAATCATTAACGATGAAATAATCACCAGTGCTAATTCCACTAATAGTAACAGCAGTGCCAGTAATATTAGAATTTCTTAAGTCGGAAGAAGCAGGAATATGTAAATCAAATACTAATTGATATCCAGTTGAAACACCAACAGTAGTGGTTCCGAATCCAACAATAACACCAGAGTCTCCTCCATAACTACCCACAGTATTTTCTTCTTCGGCAAAATCATATACAGGTGGACTAATAAGAACAGATGGTGGGTTGGATGAAGTATAACCTGATCCAACTGCAGTAAGTGCAATACCAGTAATAGTTCCTGCAGCACTAATGACAGGAGTTCCAAATGCTCTAGTAGATGTTGTCACAACACCAACTGTATTATCCCCTATAGATGTAGATGCAAAACTTACAACAGCTGTGCTATACCCAATACCACCAGTAGAAATTGCCACAGAACTAATAGTTCCAAGACCAGATACAATAGCAGTTCCAGCAGCACCAGATCTTATTTCTTGAGAAATAAATCTTACTTTCTTTTGGAAATCAAAGTCTGTTGCTTCAGGAGAAGTATCATCAACTTCATTATAAGGATCAAAATAAGGTCTTGCATTTTCAACATATATTACTGTTGATCCAATACCTACAGATTTGATAATAGGAGAATAAGGATTAATTACAGGTTCATAAATTTCCCTATCTTTTCCTACACCTATCTGATTAATAATCTTATCTTCAGTCTGTCTAGTCCATTTAATAGGTCTTTCTAGATTAGGATCTGCAGTATTTCCTGGTCCATAATATGGAGGGGTAGAAACACGATCAGTAGAATCTACACTAAGTGGAACTCTAACTGATTCAGTCAACCAGAAGTCTTGAGATTCTAAATGACCTATCTCTAATTCATCACCAGGTTTAACAGTCTCTAAAACTCTTCTTTCAACAACATCTTGAGATCCAGTTCCTTTATAGAATATTATCTGTATACTATCACCTTCTTTAGGTGCTTCAGTAAATGTGATATTACTACCACCTGGGAAAGTATAACCTTCACCAGGAACTTGAGGAACATCATTAACAAATACTAATAGAAGATCTTGTTCAATAATCTTAGAACCTTTTCTACCTCTAATTGTCAATGTTTCTCCATTAAGTTCTAATGGGAAATCTTTTCTAGTTCCAGTAATAAATTTCTCAACATTATCTACTGTTTCTAGTTCACCAACAGACCAACCAGTAAATTCATCATAGAAACATGGATCAAGAGTAAGTTGGAATTCTTTATATGTCTTAGTTGGATCAGTTGGAATACCAGTAGGACCTCCGATAGGTAAAGTTAAAATTTCATCATTACCATAACCACTTCCTGTGTTGGTAATTGTGAAACTGATTATACTTGATCCTTGTCCAACAACAACATTAGCTATACCACCCGTTCCAACTCCTGCAGGACTATCAGAAGAATAAGTCAAAGCAATACCACTATAAGATAATGGACTATCAACAATAACTTTAAGTGGTCTTCTTACAACACCACCTCTATTATAAAGATTAACTTGTGTGGATATTCCAGCATCAAAGGCAAAAGTGGTCGTATCTATAACACGAGTAACTGGTGTGCTATCAACAGGGAAATTAGTAGGTAATTTGATTAACTGAGCAGTACCACCAGAAGTATACTGAAGTGCCGTATTACCTGCACCAACTTGAATTACAAAACGTTTTGTGGTTAATACAGAACTAATTCTAGATCCAGTATAATATGGATCTGATGTTCTTGGATATGTAATATTGCTACTACCCTCAGTTATTGCTAATCCTGTTAATACAATATCCTCATTAGCAACAAAACCATGATTAGCGGAAGTGGTAACAGTTGCAACACCACTAGTAGCACTATAAACAAAATTAGTTATTGCTTTAGGACTAGAAGATAGATTTGTAAATGCAATACCAGTTATATCTGCCTCTTCACCCACCGAGAATCCATGAGCACTAGATGTAGTAACTGTAGTTAATCCACTGGAAGTATCATACCCCACATTTGATATGAATAAAGGTAGATTGAAGATATATGGATTAGTAATAGCAACCCCTGTAATATGACCATCACCAGAGATTTGTGCAGTACCAATTCCTATTACACTCACACCTGGTAGGGTAGACGTTTGAATAGCAACATTAACGGTAGTTTGAACACCCACTCTATAACCAGAACCAGTATTAGCAATACTTACAGAAGTAATAGTTCCTGCAGTAGAAACAACTGCTGTTCCACCTGCTGCTACTAGTGGTTGATAACCAAATCCCTCAGTAGAAGCAACGGAAACAATCGCACCACCTAATGGAAGTGTTCCTACATTAGGATCTCCAGAAACAGAACTACCTGTGCCAGTAAAGGTAATGGTAGTAATACCAGTTGTTGTTTGAGCTAAAGTATAATTGTTTAATGGACCAGGAGTTTGGAATACATCATTAACAAGAATGATTGCATTATCTGTAGTTAATCCTGAAACGTTTGATGCACTTGATTTAAGAGTAAAGTTTGCTTTTTGTCCAGTAAACTGATCAGAAAGACTATCAAACACATAGTTTCTATAATAGGTTTCTTCTGAAGTATCTGGAACACCAGATCTCATAAACATTCTTCCCTCAAAACTAGATCCAGTTGAAATACCAACCCAATCTCTTTCATCAGGTCTATTTGTAGTAGTACTTAAAGGAACATTACCACTTGGAGCAGCAACAAAGTTTATTGTATTGTTAACAACATTATAGTTACCAACAACTTTAGTAACTACAGTAGCAGTGCTATATCCAGCAAGTGCTGTACCCATCCAAGGTCTTCTAACCTGTATCCTATTAGTCAAACCTATACCAACACCATCTACTCGCATAATCTCATCACCAATCTTAATTAAATCTCCACCAAATATGGAAGTGATTCCTGCAAGATTAATAAACTCATCTGTAGTAACAACTGATGAAGTTAAATGTGATGTAACTGCTGTAGAAACTATTGGAGACTGAATTATGTTATCAATAGAGACTAATAACTTAGAATTCTGATTAATAGAATTAAATCTATGCGAAGTTCCTATTCCAACACTAGTAATATCAACTACTTCTGGAACAGTCTTCAGTGCCTTCTCAGCAGTCTCTGCAATCTTAATTGAGTCATCGTCAACCTTAACTGCAAAGAATGTTCCAGGAAGTTTATTAGTTGTGCCAACTCCAACAAATCCATTAGTGGTAGCAATACCAACTGCCATTGTCTTACCAGCACCAGCATGATTGTATGTAAGTTGCTCTCCAGTAACAAAGAAGTGGTTTGGTAGAATAATAGTATCATCATCTGCTTTAACAATAGAACTATCTTCACCAACAAATGGTTTCTCAAATATAGTATCTGATCTATGCTTTAATTCAAATTCTCTCTTAACAGCACGGTCAGTTCCTTCATAATCACCAAATCCAGATTCTATTGCACCATTATCAAAATCAATTGTATCTTTAAGATCATCACTAATTCTTAATACATTACTAAACACGTTAGTATGAACATCAAGACCTGCATTTGGTGTAAAGACTATAGACATAGTTCCAGCAGCTGAAACTCTACTTCCTATCGTTCCTAATCCAGCATTACCAGAATAAACATTACCATATTCGACATCATAACTTTCTTGAGTTTCATCTGTAACAAAATCATTAATACAAAGGAACTCAGACATTTGATATGCCTTATTAGTGCAATCAGTAACCTGAACAAAGCAATAAGCACCTTGATAGTCAGTAGGATATTCTGCTATAACATTTTCTATTGGAGATGTTGTAGATCCAATACCAGTGCATCTAGATTCAAGAAGAGCATGTTTTAATTCTACTGTTGATATTCCACTATATTCAGAAGATGCCATTCCGACCAACATCGTGTTAATAGCACCAGTTGTACCAATACCAACACCTGAATTCGGGAAGAAATCAATTTTTATTAAATCATTTTCAATATATCCACGATAAGTTCCCATACCAGTACGAGTGGCATATCCTTCAGTTATGTTGGTTGATAATCGACCATATTCCATTATGTCAACAGTTGTTCCATCATGAATAATATTAAATTGATTATATTCAAATTCTTCACGATTAATATCAGGATTAATTGATACCATTACATGAGCAGATCTATATGTGCTTGCTATTCCTACAATTGTTGTAGTTCCAATACCAACACCAATAGCAACACTCTCAGTATCGACAATAGATGGTCCAACCACTGTGCTACCAGTGCTTAGTGCATTATCATCCAAATTGAATGAAAGACTAGCAATAAAGTAATCATTAACAGAGAATTTTACTGGGAACCATCTCAATTCTCCTAAACTACCAGAAATTGCAAAATCAAAATCACCTTGATCAACAACAGTATCAATTTTTCCATATTGATTAAGATATCCAAAATTATTATCATGAACAATATCAACAATAGTTAATTGTCTTTGAGCAGTGAATCTCTTATCTCTTACATAAAGGAAATACTTTAATGCTCTTCTTTCTGCTAAAGTCCAAGAAGCAACTGTTGTAAATCTAGTAGATCTTGGATTACTATTAAATGTTCCACTAAAGTCATCAATAGAAACTACTCTATTACCAATAGATTCTTGGAAATCTTGTAAAATTCTACTTGAGAAAGTTATTTCAGTGGAAACAGTATCATTATTAATCCTTAATACATTTTCTGAAGCAAGATCAAAATCTTCAACAGTATGCATATTAACAGTTGACTGCAACTCATTAACAACGGTATAAGCAGATAATTCAGTTGATAAACCAACGACTAAGGAGTCTTTTTGATCAGGTGTTGATTCTAATTGATAATCACCAAACTTTTTAAATCCAATAGTATGATTTAAAGTAGAAACTGGATCATCCCAAACCTCAAAGTCAACTCTAGAACTTAATGAATATGATAAGTTTTGATAATAGTCACTATCTTGGAATCTTTGTAGAGTTCTATTAAAGAATCCTGATTCTGTCTCCCAACCACCCTCTACTCTAGCAGTTGCTGCTAATTTAAGATATGCATCAAATGATTTAATAGATGTAGCAGTTCCTTGAGCTCCAGAAGCACCACCAACTATAATATCATTAACTACAAAATCTTTTTGTGCAGATATTCTTAAAATACCAGTGCTTGCTTCCCAATATTGAACTTCACCTGTTGTGCTACTCAAAGTTCCTGTAACAGTTTCACCAGGAACATAATCATTTGATTTTGTAAGTTTAACATCAAATTGTGGGAAGTATTTCTGTGGAACTACTCTTCCTGCTGAGTTAACAAAGTCATATGTGCCTGGTGTTAATTCAGGTGCTAAATCTCCAAAGAAATCTGTAAGGTTATAAGTAATACTTCCAATACCACCTAAATTGGGATCAACCTCAGTTAAATTGAAAAGTTTATAATCATATTCTGAAGAGTTATACCCTCTTGCTGTTGTTCCTATACCTACACTAATACCCTCAACATAAACTAAGTCTCCAACTTCAAATGGGAAGCTATTTGCAGTGCTAAATCCAGTTGCAAGAGTAACAGTTACATTCTTACTGACTGTGTTAAATCCAACAGTGCTAATACCAACTCCATTAGAGTTTTTAAGAGGTATAACAGTAGGTGGTGCATCATGAATACCAAAAGTATTCTTAAGAATCTCTACATTTGGATTACCTAATGTATATCTCAAATCAAGATCAAAAACTGGTTTATTAGTAAACCCATCAATAACTAAAAGTTCGGGTGCAGAAATATAACCCACACCAAATGAGGTTATACCAACAGATTCAACAGATTTAAGAGCATCTAATTCTATAACTTGTGGCAATGAAGCACTTGGCATCAAAGTTGGATCAGATGGGAAATTGTATCCAACATCCTTAAGTCTTACAGTTTTAATTTTACCAATAGAAGTACTAACACCAGAAATAATTGCATTAGTTCCTTCAGCACTATTAATTGTCGTAATTCCTGGAAGAGAATAGTAATTTTTACCAGGATTCTTTATTTCAAATGATGTTATTTCACCAAATGCATTACTACTGCTAGTTTCATAACTTAAATCTGATAAAGAACCATAGGATGTCTTTTCAGGAATTTGTGGTAAAGTATATGTAAATTGATTTGTTGCTGCTATAGTAATTCTTTGCTGACCATTATATAAACTTTCTAAAATAGTTACCTGACTTCCAGAAATAACACCTTTATCAATACTTACTTCTTTTTTAACATCAGGAAGATTACTATCGTAAATAGGATCTAATTTATAGAACAATTCAGTAGGAATTTCTTTTGTTACTGTTAAAGTAACATTAGCATCTGTTGTTATACCAGCAGCTCCATTTCTTACAACATTAAAGTCTTTTGTTAAAGTTGAAGTGTCCCAAATTTTAGTGAAATTTTCATCCTTATAGAAGGTAAGATTAAATGCAGAATAATTTGTTGCCTGATTTACATATGATAAAGATGTGTCAGAAACATCGAAAACAGCACTACAATCTTTGTATAATTTTATCTGTGGATTTACTGGATTGATAGTTCCTACAGAGGTACTAGTAATTCCAACAATAGGTGGTTTTTCCTCAATTGAATCATGATATGTATCTGATAATTTAAATTTATTATCATCAACTTTAACAATGTAATAACATTGTTGATTAACTAAACCACCACAAGGAATTTCAGAGGTATGAATAATTTTATCACCTGTTTTATATCCATGATTAGATATTGTTAAAGCATTGGTTGTAGTGTTTACTCCTGCTGCTGTAAATGATTTTGGATTAATTACTACCTTTCTATTATAATCATTATACTTAACAACAATAGTCGTAGAAATTCCAGGACTAACATTCATATCAACAATATCATTGTTTAATAGTCCATGAGTTTCTCCAGTAGAAACAGTTGCTTTAACTCTATTAATTTCACCTGTAATTACATCATAATTAGTTTTAAGACTATGGTATACTCCAGTTCCTATTCCTGCAAAGAAGAACGTTGTAGAGTCTCTCTGTGTGCTTGCAATGCCCACAAAAGTTCCTGTAGTACCCAAACCTACCTTACATGTGGATAGTCCAATTATATTTGAATTAACAACTGCAACAAATAAATCCTTCCCATCTGGTAATGTTGTTATTCCAGAAGCAGTTCCTGCTTTCCCATCTTCTCTAATAGTAATACCTGTTCCATTTCCTGGAGCATATGTTACTTTATCACCAGTTTTTAATTCATGGTTTGGAATATACATCTGCTTGGAATAAACAAACAGTTGAGTTATTCCAATACCAGGATTAGAAAATACAAGAGTACTACCAATTCCCACTCCACCTAAAGTAGATACACCAACTGCCTCTTTTGGTTCAAAATAAATCTGTTTATTAACTCTATATTCATAAGTAGAGGTAAATCCAGTATTAACAGTTAATTTTCTAGGATGTTCTAAAATTTCTGCAGTTACTGTATGTGAAACTCCAGTAACACCATTCACCCCTCTCAATACTCTAATTCTTGATTTTCCTGATTCTACATTTAATACTTTTACAGTTTCTGTTCCAATTCCAAGAATGTCATTAGATCTAATAGTAGGGAATCTTAAATCACCTAAAACATCAAAATGAGTAACTATACCAGTTGCACCATCAGTTCCTATAGCAACTGCTGTAGTTCCTACTCCCGCTACAAATAATCTATTAGAACTAATACCAATATTATAAGTTCCTTCAATATTTGAAGATGTTGTTGATAATCCAGTTACATTGATAAGATCATTATTAATCCACTGAATAGGTTCATCTGCTATGACTGTATATTGACCTTTTTGAGGACCAGGATAAATCTCAACACCCGTTATACTACTAGTAGCAATACTTACAGATTCAATTGATTTACCTTTAAGTTTTGAAACTTGAGCAGCAACTCCACCACCTCTAGTACCTTCATTATTGAATACTACTCTATTACCTATTCTATAATTTCTTCCACCTGTTATAATACCAACACTTTCAATAGCTCCTGGTTGAGTTCCTTTTATGTCTATTGTTTGCAATAAACTATCTGGAATAGGTATGTAAGGATACCTGGTATCACCTTCTATTAGATTATATGGTGTAGTATTTCTATACCAATTATCCTCTTCTAAAAGATAATCATCTTGATTAGAATATTGTGTGAAGTTAAATGGATCAGGTGTTGATTGGTAATTATCACCTAAAAGATATGGGAATGCTGGTAATTTGTAACTATTAAATTGACCACCTTGTTCTGCACCAGAATTGCTAAGAGTAGCAAAATAAGCATAAACCCCATTAGGGAATTGTGGTGTTATACAGAATCTTCCATTATTCTCATCCAAGATAGTTTCATCTGTTTTTTCTTTGAAAGTGTAATCTTCAACAAAGAATCCTGGTCCATAAACTGTTAAAGGTGGTCTATTTTCTTTAAGAGCTGCCTCTTCAACATATCCAGATTTCATCTGAACTACAGATCCACCTTCTCTCTTAACATATCCATAAGGACCATAAATTGGATTTCCATCATATGCCCATCCAATAATTGGAGAATGGTCTGCAGACTCAACTTCTTGACCATTAATTCTCTTCAAATCAGGTTGTCCATATAATGAAGTTCCCTCTTGATTAGTTGCATATAAACCTTCTCTTAGTTTTCTAGGAGCATATAGATGAGTATATTGAAGACCATATTTCTTGTTCAATCCATTTACAATAATACCATCATCTGATGTTACCTGCTCCCCTTGATAATATTTTTCAAATAAGTTAATAGTCCATTGTTGAACATTAGGACGAAGTTTTACTCCTTCACCAGGTGAAAGAACATCTATGGATGTAGCATCTTTTGTAAATCCAATTCCTTTTTGTAAAACTCTGACTTCCTCTAAAAGATATTTTGCATTTGTTCCAATTCCAACAGTTTTAAGAACAGGAGTCAATACTGCACCAGATCCATCACCATTTATTTGAAGATCTGGAGGAGCAATATAATCTTTACCTTTATTTTCTACAATAACTTCAGTAATAGATCCATTATGAATAATTGGTGTTAATTGAGCATCAGTACCAGAGGATAGACTTACATCTGGAGTTCTATTGAAATTAATAATTTCTGATGATCCATATCCAACACCTTTATCAGCAAGATGAATTGATGTTACTTCTCCTCTGAATATTGGTTGAACTTTAGCTTCAAAAGTTTCTACACCAACAGATGCTACACCTACATTACCAGTTATAGTTACAGCAATTTCAGGATAATTGAATTGATGGGTTCCAACACCAATATTTGTTAAAGGACGATATTGCTTGGTTCTATAATAGAAATCCTTAGCTGTGGTTCCAACACCAACACTTGTTAATTTAAAATTATCATTATCAACAAAACAAACATAGTAATCTGTAGCAGTTGTTAATCCAGTAATAGGAGTTCCTGTGCATGTATAATTTACAATTTCACCATCTTTATAATCATGGTTTACAATCTTTACTTGATCTAATGATGTGGTAATACCTGCAGGTTGAACTGTTCTTTTTTTATTTTCATAACCTGCTCCAGAGTCAATAACATTAATAGATTCAATTATTGATTTTGTTTTGGTAGCATTTATAAATTGTGTACCTGAACCACGAGAGGTTAGAACAACTGTATTAATACCAGCAAGAGCACCAGCCTCATCAGTATGAAGTCTTATTGTAGTGCCTCCAGAACCGACTACAGAGGCATAGTAACTAGCACTAGTAGTCAAACCACCTACCGACTCCTGATTGTCTGTTACATAGATAATTTGCTCACCATTAGCAAATTTATGGTAAGTACTAAATCCAATTGTAGATGGTAAAGTTCCTGTTGTTCCTAATCCTACTTTTTCTGAAGATGCTGTAAAAGGAATAGAATGATCCACATTCTGCATGTTTATTGCAGCAACAGCATCTTGCCCATTTCCACCTGTAATTTTTATTGTAGGCTTTTCTTCATATCCAAAACCAGGATCTATAATTCTAATACTTTTTAAAGATCCTTTAACAGCAACAAATCCTGTAGCACCTGTTCCAACATTATCAGTTATTTTAGTGATAGGAGGATTAATTACATCATAATTAGATCCTGCAGCAAGAACATCTATACTTTGTAATTGTCCATAATAAACTTTTTCATAAGATTTATAATTTAAAATTTCTACACCATTTACCAAAATACCAGTAGATCCAGGAGTTGTTTCAGAGACTGTTCCAGAATCAGTTGGTAATGAAATTACTCTTGCTAATTTTTGTGATTGTAAAGTTTCTCCATTGAAATTAAAAGGTTCAATCCTATTATCTGTAGCAACACCTGTTCTTGTGCCATCATTATCAAGGTTTATAAAGTTTCCATTATAAAGATCTGGTCTACTTTTTGCTAATTTAATTCTATTAGCATCTACCCTCTGAATGAAATAAAGACCCTCATCTGTTAAAGATGATTTAATAATAAAATTATCAAGTTTAGTCCCACTGGTAGGGTCTACATAAACATCATTAACTATCTGTGGTGTATAATAAACAGAATCCCCAGTATAGAATCCATGATCAAAAATAGGAACACCAACGGGAGTAGTTGCATCGGCAATTATATCCCAAGTATCTCCACTAAAGTTTCCATTGAATATAATTCTATTAGCATTCACACCAAGAGATGATGAATCATATGATGGAATAGATGGAGATGTAATTAATAGTCTTTCTGTTTTTCTTTCTTTATAAACATTTTGAACATCTGAAGAAAATCTTGCAGCTTCAGGGAAGTTAAGTGCATTTGCTTTAGATAGTTTTCTTTCTATAACATATGGATTACTATCCATATTTGTGGTAATATCAATTTCACCCTGCTCTTTTAATATAAAAGATTTTGCAGAAGTAATTTGACTTATAATAGATGCAGGAAGAGAAGTGTTTTCTCCTTGAGAACGAGAAATAACAGCTCTATCACCTACTTTAAATTCATGATCAACGTCAGTAAAGACTTCATAAGTAAAGTCTGAAACGTCAATCAAAGTTAAAGATTTAACTTTATAAGTTGGTGAAACATTATATGACCAACCACTTAATTTATACCCAGTATCACCAATTCCTAAAGTTTTAATTTTTATATCATCACCATTTCCATAAAGGCAATTAGCATCTGAATATTCAACACTATTAATAACACTAGTAATTCTTACCTCGATTGTTTCATCTGGATCAACAACAGAACTTCCATATGCAAATGTATTAATACCAACTACTGTTGCACTATCAATAGTTTTACCAATTCCACTTAATCCGAAAAATTGAGTTAAATTTTTAGAAGTATATGAACTTATTCCTACAGTATTATCACTATACCTAAAATGCAATTCACCTTCAGTTGCAAATCCAACTGTAGAGTCAACATCAAAGATAGTAGAACCTGCTGAAATTCCACCAACCAATCTAGTTCTTGGTGAAATCTCAAATGTACCATAAGTAGCACCTTCTACTCTTGAGTCTCTATTATATCCAGCATCTACACTAAACTTATAATATGTTTCTCCAACACCAACAGCAATTTTTTCTACATGAGTTATGGGAGCATATGCTTTATCAATATTATCACCATATTCATCTTGGAATAGAGTAGATAATTCCAAATTCATGGGATTACCTTCAATTGCTTGAACTACAAAATCTTTAGTAACTTTATAGTTAGCATTAGATGGAGTAAAGAGAAAATCACGAGGTCTTATGATATTCACATCCTCATTATATAAAGATTTGAATAAAATTTCAAAACCTCTATCAGTTCCCTTACTTAGATAGAAATCCTTTGATTGTTTTATAAAGACTTCTTGATCTAAATCAGGAGTAAGTTGCCTTCCTTCTAAACCTGGTGTAATTTGATATTTTGTCTTCTTTAAAAATTCTTTAAGGAATAAACAACTTAAATTTTCTATTGTCGATCCTTTAGCATGTTCATCAGCTTCTGTAGTTTCAAAAACTAACTCTTCAGAACTGGTAGCACTCTTATAAGAGGTAATACCACTAAATCCCCTAATACATCCAGTAAATCCAAAAGTTGTTATTCCTGTATATGTAATAATCTCATCATTAATTTTCAACAACCCATAAGAATCTGGAAAACCCAGAGTTCCTGTAGGGAAGTTCTGCATATCAACATCAATCGCATCACTCGAAATACCAACTGTTGCACCCAATCCAACAGAGTATGTTAGATTAGTTAGATTATCTACTTTTACATATTGATCAATATTCTGAACCAAATCAATTGGTCCACCTTCATATTCTTGTCCTTGATAATAAGATTTTAAAAATTCAGCAACTAATGGATAGTCTGACTTTACATATCCAGGTAATTGGTTCTGGACAATGTTATTAAACTGTACTCTTTTTGTTGTCATTTTATAGTCTTTCTATCTTAGTAGGATGAAGCTGCGGATGTTGATGCTGTAGAACTACCACTTGGTGTTGTATTAGTTGTAGTTGATGTGCTTGGAACCGAAGTTGTTCTTGTGGATGTTGAAGTATTACGTCCACCAGAACGAACTAAATTGCCATTAGCATAACTGGTAGATGTAATGTAATTAGAACCAGAAGGATCTAATCCTGAAGATATTTCATCAACTACGGTTTCAAACGTACTGTTATTAATATCTAGTTGCAAATAAAGATCCTGTAATCCAATGACATCATTAGACATAGGACATGCAGAAATTTCAACAACAGTTTGACCATCTTTAATCATTCCAGACTGTATATTAACTGGGTTGATAGTAATGACTCCCTCCTTATAATTAATGGTTCCAACATTTCTTCTAATGATAGTAGGAGATTGAGATGCTTCTGATGGGACAGTAAAGAAAAATAGTGATCCAGTAACTCTATTTGTATTAGGAATATCAGATATATAAACGTCATCCATAATACCAGCAACTCTAAATGCTGATGATTTAATATTATATCCACTCATACTCTTAATATGGAATTCATTACCAAAACCAATTTGATATTCAGCAAAAGCATTTAATACAGCTCTTATATCTCTTCTTATATAAATGGTCGTAATATTAGATGTAATGGATTCATTACTTTGGTCAATAATATTTAAAAACTTACTATACTTAAATCTAGCACCATATTTATTCATTTCTGAAGATTCTGCATACTTAGTAGAGTTGGTTTGTACAACAGAGGATACATATGCTGAAGATGGTGCAAGATTACTGTTATAATAGATTTTTGAGTTAACTTCAATATAAAGATACTTCAAATCAAGTATTTCGGGGATAATTCCTGCTACCGCATACTTTTTCAACTTTAATTTTATTTGCTCTTTTATCAAATTCGGTAAAAAGTCACCAGTTTTGGGTTTTATACTAATAAAGACCTTTCCAAACTGAGGAGGAATCAAATCTTCACCACCAAAAACTGAAATTGACTCAGTTTCGGGATAAATTCTTGATGGAATCAAAGATTCATAGTCATTTGACGTAACTGCCCTGTTTTGAGACGAATAAATTCGTGGAGCAAACTTTCTAACCGACTCTACCGATTCAATTGTCTCTCCACCCGATGCAGGTATGCCAGTTGTCATCAAAGAGATGCCAGAACTGATTGTATATGACTGAGAATTGCGTGTATACTGAATTCTACCTGAAAAATTGAATGAATTTAACCCATTTGCAGAATCTCCACTAGAAGTGATGTAATCTATTGTAATAAAATTACCATCTTCGAGTTCTTTTCCAAAAATCCCATCTCCAAAGAATATTTGATACCTCTCATCTTCAATTTCTTGCAAATAATAAACTTTTGACTCAGATTTTACGTCAAAAAGACTATTTTGCGAACTATATTTGGTTTCTGTGGTAGATGCTTCGTTCGGTCTTACAGAAACGGTCATTAAATCAGTGTCAACACCAATATTTGGTATTATAAACTTCTGATTTGGAACTCTTGATGAATATGTGAAGGTTTGAGTTAAAAGTGTTCCTTCAAAAACCTCTACATCGTTAAATTCTGCAATTCCATTTAAAACTGGAACTGTAATATCACTCAAAATTGAAAAAACAAAGGATGATCCACCAAATGGACTTGATGAAGCTGCCACAGGACCCTTCTTAAGAGTCAAAGAAGCAGGTGAAGGTGTAATTCCCTCTGTATTCACAAAGAATGACACTGTTGCCCTTGCTGCTTGCCTTGGACGAGGCACATAACCTATGTTTCTAGCTAAAGATATAACGTTTTCTCTTAATGTAGCAGTATCAATGAACACCTCATTGGTGATCATGTTCGCATTGTATGATGTAATGTAGGTATTATATGCCAAAACGTCCAAAATCGTTGAAAGGTTTGACCCTTCAAAGTCGTAATCGGTAAAATTAGAGTTTGATTTTAGATAATCTTGTAAAGTTATCTTAACTTGGTCAAAATCCAAGTTACTAAAGTTAGCTAATGGCATTTTTATCTACTTGATTGCAAAACAAATTGTAATTCTTGTGCTGGAACGTTCCTTCCTATGATCTCATACTTTATAGTTAGATCAAAACTGTTGTTTTCAAAGTTTGGATCTGCTTCCACATCAATTAATTGCACTCTATCTTCGTAGGTTTCTATAGATTCACGTATTTCATCAACAATAACAGTAGCAGTGATGTCATCTATGTTCTCAAAAAGAGATTCAGTGATCCTAGAACCAAAAGATGCATTAAAAAACTTCTCTCCTGGTAATGTAAATACAATGTTTCGTATAGAACGTGCAATTGCATTCTCATTTTTGAGTGCAATAAGGTCATCATTCAGTGGATTAGACTGAAATGTCATGCTAATGTCTTTAAATCCTTGACTAACTCGTTCTAGAGGCACACTAATAGAGCAATTATTGTTTATTTATTAAGGATTATAAACTAAAATTCAGATAAGGTCATAGTTTGGTCGTCATAATCCAATCCATCATCCTCAAAGTCTCCAAAAATCTCACTTTGCACCATTTCATCACGTTTTTTAGGTGTAAGATGGTCATTAGATACCTCTCTTAGCATTTTCTTTTTGGAGTTTTCCATAATTTGAGTATGTTTTTACTATTTAACATAAAAAAAAGAGGGTCTTAACCCTCCTTTCTTATTTTCCTTGTCCTCGGTATGCTTTTTTTGCTTTATTACGAGACGTTGCGGATAGTAACGTTCTAGCCGAGCGTCCTTGACGAGTTTTTTTGGGACGAGGGAGTTTATAGTTCCCATCTTTCGTCACTGTTAGCATTGGCATTAGTTGATTTCCTCCAATTTACGTTGAACTGATTCGGGGGTTGCTTTGATTCTGTAGTCAACCCCATCCCTACGAGAAAGTTCGGTGAGTATCTCTGCTGAAAGATCCCATAATTCTTCACTTCTTAACTGAGTGCTCACCGAAAACTTATATGACCCTTGTTTTCTCATGTCCTACACGTATGCGAGGGTCACACCATGTCTCTATACCCATTTCCTTAGCATCTAGGCAGAACGACACGTCCTCACCACACATATCCTGAACTGCACCTGACTCGAAGACTTGCATCTTAGGAGCAAACCAAGGATATTGCATGTCCTCGAAGACTCCCTTCTTAATCAAGACCCATCCAAAACCTGTATAATCAACTGTGAAAGGCTTGTTACGTTTGCCCATTGATTCAACAGTCTCATGATTCATAACTCCCCCATTCTTACGGAAGTCTTCCTCTTCTAACCAGTGTGCAACTGAGGTAGTATGTCCATCCTCTGTAGCATACCAACCTGCTGCGATCTTTCTTTCGTCACCTTCAGCAGGAATGGCAAGATCAGCAAGCTGCCAGAACTTCTCTACATTAAACACAATGTCATTATCTATCCAAAGTTGATAATCATACTCTAGTTTACCATCCCAAGGTTTTTGATCAGCACCACGGAGAACATTTGCTCCAAGACACTTACATCTTGCAAAGTTAACCATAGAAGAGTAGTCTTGTGATATCTGAATACTCATTCCAGACTGTACCATATCAAAGGACAGTTGAACAAAATTCTTTAAGAAGGTATATGAACATCCTCTACCAGGAAGACAGAATACTATTGTCTTTCCTTTCCATCTCTCTTTGATAGCAGGAATATCCCACTTTGCTGCATCCTTTGTGGGAGCCTTTGCTTTAACAGTAAATCCTTTTGCCATAACCTTTAGTTACCTTCATTTCAATTATACAGTGTAATTATGTATATGTCAATGTTTTAATAAGAATCTTCTCCTGGTGGTTCTATTGCAATTCTGATCGGTCCTCCGACACCCACTGTGGGGGCTGCCTTCTCAAAACTTAAGTCATTAGTAGTATAATCAGTCTTCAACAACCCTACCATTACATTCAATAACTCCCATGTCTCATCAAACTCGTCTTGCTTTAAATTATGATATATACACCTATCCTTAACGTAGATATGATATGTGGTTATATTGCTTAAATCTTCAGGGGGCATTTTTACTTCGGGGATTTTTTTTATATAGCAAACCTTAGAAGGTTAAAAAATTTTTTCGTGGTTTTTTTATATACATCTCGAATTCGGTTCGTTGTAGGTTAGGGACTTTCACTTTTTTATAAACGCAACGCCCGCATCGGGCATAACACCGAGGGGGCAAAAACACTGTCCTTAACTGTTATATAACATCATAACATTGTATGAGGTTTATGTCAACAACTGTGTAACCACTATGTAACATAAACCCCACACATACTTACACAGTTAATTAACAACAACTGTGCATACTAGTTTGTGTTAGTTATAGTGCTGTATCTTTCACCTCTACAATATCATCGAGGACTGCCAAGATTTCATTACCATTGTTTGCATTTTCCAATAGAAATTCTGCAAAGTTCGGTGATACTCTGCTTACGTAATCTGCCATAATGTTGTTAGTAACTGTGAGTGCTTGTGACTCTTACATTATAAGGACACTTTACTCGCTTCAGTTATAATAATTCAATGGGCAATCTATCTCCTCTATGTAACAATCAAGTTCTTCATTCTCTTCAATTTGTAATACTTTCCTCCAATCAATTTGCCGTGGGTTAAAATCATCTAGCACGTCTAATTCCAGTGTTATTCTATACTTACTCTTCTGCCCGTAGATGTTAGAAACTGTCATGGGATTAGACGGTTGATGTGTATACTTAATTATAATACTTCTGTGGAAAACTGTCAAGTATTATTACCATATTTATACAGAAATACTAATATTTTATAAATTGTAATATCCTCACAAAGTATAAACGAGGTATTTACAATTAGAGCAGATCGTGTTATACTCTGCTCGGTAAGATCACTATAAAATCACACCTTTATTCCACATAATATCCACACTAACTAACAACAATTCCACACGTATTCCACTGCATTACTAACACTTTTCAACACACTTGTGGAAAAGAGATACATTTAGCACCCCTATTTATTAGACCATTTTTAATACCTTTTTAACCTTATTTGCATCATTAAGTAATAGTTTTCCACAGAAATACCCCTAAGTTGTGGAAAACTAAGGGGTAATGATTGTGTTCTAGTTAGTGTTACTTAGTAGTAGGAATAGCACCCTTCCGAGTATAATATAGAAGAAGAAATTAAAGACCTTTCTTATCATTTTAATAGTTGTGAATTGTCCTATATGGTTTATAACAATACTGCTTATCTTTCTTCTGTTGTTTATTAAATTGTTTGGATTCTTCTGGTGTTAATCCTGCAAAATAGTTGAGAAGATTGCCTTCGTAACTATCAAATAACTTGTCTAATTTGGAATTGTTCATAATAAAATAGTGGGTAGGATTTGCTTAGTGTTGTTGTAAATGTAAGGGGTAATTTGTCTCATTAAACTTACCATAACTGAACTGACTATCTTTAACTATTTCCTTATATAATTCCTCATCATAAGTATTCATTACTTCTTTCTTATTTGTTACTTTCGGTGTCTCTTTCGTTGTTAATGAGTTTGCATATTCTACCTTATTAATTAACTCACATCTGTAAATATTAAAGAGAATTTCCATATTAACTCCATCCCAATCTGTCCACTCTGATACATAATCTTCGCAGTCAAAATCACCTGTTCCATCTACATTTAGTGGGCAAGATTTGAACTCATAATCATCATCTACCCAGAATAATCTTCCGAATGTTTCTGAACTATACATGGCAATAATCCTCCTGATTAATAAATTGTGCAGGGTAATACTCATTAGTAACTTTATACTTACATTGCATAATATACTCCCTTACTTGATAATAAAACTCTTCTTTACTTATTAACATTTTCTTTTGCATATCTCCTCTAAATGATAACACTTTTAACATACGATTGTTTATCATTTCTCCATCCCATTTCTTTACAGGATAGAAATCAACAACCATATTTCCATCTCTACTTGTTAGTTCCATTGTGAAAGTCCTCCGAATAAAGTAATAGTTTGTAGAATAGAATTGGGGCAACTATGTATTAGATAGTGCCCCTAGAATGTTATGCAATTTGCAGGGAATCAGCATCTATAAGTATCATCCCATCCCAGAAACTTGCGACCTGATCTTGATACTTAACGAACCAATTAAAGTCTTTCTGGAATACTTTACAACCGTATTTAACCTCTTGCAGTATTGCATTTAGTCTTGATTTTGTGGTTACTGTTGTATAACCACAGGATGACAATTTGACTGCTTGAGTGTTATGATCTACGGTTGCAATTAGATGACCATGTAGATAGATACTGCTGCAATTTGTGTTTGAGTTGTAGTTAACTTGAGTATTTGAACCGCACCAATCAGATTTGTTTGAGATTGCGAAGTTCATTTGTCTTTCAAGTTTTCTCATAAATGCTTTGTGTATCCTACACTATAAGGACACTTTAGTCGCTTCAGTTAGTGTTATTATTCCTTTGCTTCTATATTGAATATTAACAACCAAATTATACTGAGAACCATAATACTTAATATCCTTAAATTCTCCCAACTATATGTTATTGTGCCTGTCATACTATCCCTTTAAAGTATTACACTATTTCCCGAATAACCCATACAAAGGTATGTATAATAATTGAAACTTACAAACAATCTAAATCTTTACCATGCTTAATCCTTTGAGGTTGTTTATAAAAATCGTCTGCGCGACTCGTATCACTTAGATCGGCAATTTGCTCGAAGATATTATCATATTCTCTCCATTCTTTTGAAGATGATAACATTTCAATATTATACAATTTGAGGGAGTTCTTAATAAGATCTGCCTGAAATTGTGTTATACTTAGTTGCATTTTAGTCCTCATTCTTACCATAGTATGTATCAACAACTCCTTCTAATTCTTTGAATATGTTATCAACATCCTCTCTAAAATCAGGGTCATAAGAGTAATCATCAGAAGGGTTAATATATCCCTCTACAATATAAAGAATTGTAGAGATTTGTCCTTCAGTTAGTGTTACTTTGTGAGGACGATTGAGATCCTCTTCTACATTTGGTTTGAACAATTTCTTCTTAGTTTCTTCTTTAGAGAAGTATTCTTTAAAGAAATCTTTAGTAGATTGTTTAGTCATTGTGTTAATTAGAAATGGGAATTAATGGTATTAGGTGAATATTTGCTATCTAATCTTTGACCATTATCTGTTACTTCTCCAATGCTATCTTTATCAATGTAGTATTTAACTTTAGGGTTGCAAAGTGTTACTCTCCTGCTAAACTTCTGAGGACTAGATGATACCCACCAGTCTAACTTCTCAATATTTCTATTACATTGATGGCATGTTAATGCACTCCAACTAAAGTGATATACTCTATGTTGATGATTACAAAATGGGCAAAATAGGTCTTTCCCATACTTACCTGCTCTTGCATTTTTCTTTAATCTTGTTAAGTAAGAGGATACAACTCTTACTTCTTGGTTTGTATTTTCATCAAAGAAAAATCTGCAATTAGTTCTTCTTGTCATTAGAATTTGCCTCCATTGTTGTTAACATCTATGAAAGTTTCGTTAGTTACATTATCAACTAACTCATCAAATAATTCTTCATCATAGTTATCAAC